CAAAAGGTATACTTATATTTAAGTATTATAAAAATTAACAAATGACAAATATAGGTTACGCATGTATTAATATGACTTTAGGTAAAGAAGGTATTCTTACCGGTCGAGCATTACGCAAAGCAACTTTAGAAGCAAAAGGTATTGCCTATGCATCTGAATTAGCTTTGGCTAACGCATTAGATTTAGAAAAAATTCTTAAATGGAATATTGATCATGGTATCTATTTCTTTAGGTTAGGTAGCGATTTATTTCCTTGGGGTAACAAGGTTGATGTTCACACGTTTCCTGACTTTAACGAAATTCATACTGTATTGGCTCGATGTGGTCAATATGCGACTGACAATGGTTTACGAATTACAACTCACCCAGGTCCATTTAACTTGTTAGCGTCTCCTAAAGAAGATGTAGTAATTAATACTATAAAAGATTTAGAGATGCATTCTTTGTTATTTGACTTAATGGGTTTATCTCGAACTCCGTATAACAAAATTAATATTCACGTAGGTGCTACCTATGGTGATAGGTACTCAGCAGCTGAGACTTGGTGCAGGAATTTTTATAGGCTATCCGAGGGAGTACGATCCCGTTTAACTATTGAAAATGATGACAAGGCAAATATGTATTCTGTTAAAGATTTACATGAACTTATTCACCAAAAGGTTGGTATACCTATAGTATTTGATTATCATCATCACACGTTTCGTGATCATGATATGACACAAAAAGAAGCTTTAGAATTAGCAATTTCTACTTGGCCGAAAGGCATAAGACCAGTTGTTCATTATTCCGAATCGAAATCGTTACACGAATCCAATGACAAGCTCAACCCTAGAGCGCATTCAGATTACGTAACTAACTTTATTGATACTCATGGATTTGACATTGATATTATGATAGAAGCTAAGGCAAAAGAACTAGCCCTTTTGAATTATTTAGAGCTACAAAAAAATTCTTTTGTAAAAAATGCTGTTTAGTAACAGAGACCATAATTATATTACTTATTATATTTATAATATATTAATATTATTATACTAATATACATTTACTATTTAAAATTAAATTATGAGATATAAAGAACATACCGTAAGAAAGTTAGAAGCTCAAGCTACAAAATTGAAAACTCTACAAAGAGCAATTAATAACGCTGATATTAACGGCCCTGATGCCGTTATGTTTATCGATCAAGTTGTTAAAGAAATTTTAGTTGTTGTTGAACGCTTAGAACTAGAATCAAATGAATAAAACCGCACTGAAAGTATTAGTTGGTATAGTTGCATTAGCTTTAGCCGGTTGCGCAGCATATTTTTCAATCATTGGATTGTCTAAATTATTTGCTGGAGCATCAATAGCTGTAATTGCAATGGCTTCGACATTAGAAGCTTCGAAATTAGTAATAGCTTCGTTTTTATATCAAAACTGGAAAACAGTAAATAAGACGCTAAGAGCGTATTTATCGATTGCAGTAACTGTTATTGCAATTATTACTTCAATGGGTATCTATGGATATCTATCTGGAGCATATCAAACTACAAAATCTAAATATGATTTAACTCAAACTCAAACAGATAGTTTAGCAGCTAAAAAATCATATTATGACGCCTCTATCACAACATATAAAACTCAATTAGAATCTAAAAATGTTCAGTTGTTGAATTTAACTTCTATTAGAAATTCTCAAGAACAACGAGCAACTCAATTAATAACTTCAAATAGAAGTTCTAACTCTGCAGATAGAAGTGCTAGACAAACAGATAAAACTCTTAAGACTTTAAATAAAGAGATTGAGATATTAAATACTAATATTCTTGCTTATTCAGACTCTTCATCTAAACTTCAAGTTAGTATGACTCAGTTAGGATTGAAAAATGAATTATCTTCAGAATTAGGTTCATTGACTTACATTTCAAAAGTATTAGATGTTCCAATGGATAAAATAGTAAATGTATTAATTTTACTTTTTATCATTGTATTTGACCCGCTAGCTATTTGTATGGTGTTAGCATTTAACTTCTTAAATAAATCAAATGAAGAAGGCATTAAAGAAACTAAAATATCTAGGCCTGAACGCCCTGTTGCATTTGAAGTTCCAGAAATAGTATTTAAAGAGAAAGAACCTAGGGTAGAATTACCTGAAATTCAGGCAGAACAATCGTCGGAAACACCCCAAATTTCGTCGATAATTGAGCCCTTGAGTATTGTACCCCCGATGCCCGATAAAGACGATATATACGACGAAAAAAAGCCGATTATTGACGAAAGGGAAATGCTTAAAAGAAAGAAAATTCAAAAAGGCTATGTAGGTGGTGTAAGTACAGAAACAAAAATATATTAAATAAAAAATAAAGGTTATGAAAGTTAAAGGTAAAAAAGAAGTAGACAAAAGCATAATGGCTGAGTCTAGATTTAAAACTAAAATTGATGCTAAAGGTCGTCGATTGATGTTATGTCAAAATTCTGAACCAGGAGGTAAACATTTCAAAGGAAGACTTTGCAGTGAAATGGTAACAGTTAATTATGACACGGTTGCTGTATTATGCTTTAGATGCGTAAACCAAATTGTTGAACCACCTGTACTCAGAGGCACTGCCGTTAAATCAGATAAACCAAAAGGATGGAAATTTATGAAAGAATTTGTTGCACAAGATGGAACGGTTTATCATAAAGGAGAAGAACAAACTTCATTAAAAGGCACATTACCTGCAACGGTAATTGAACCTAAAACAGAAAAAAAGCGATTAACCAAAGCAGATAAAGAAATTGCAATGCAATCTTTAGGAACTGAAATTAAAGGATTGAAAGCTGATTTATTTGTAGAAACAAGAAAAGGTAAAAGAGCAGAAATCACAAGAAGGCTTTCAAAAGCAAATCGAGAACTTAAGAAATTGATGTAACATTTTGTAATGTCACATGAATTACTTATATTAAGTTAAATTTAAAATATATGAATAAAAGTAGAGGAATAAATTTAGGAGTGTATGACGATGAAGTTAAGAAACCTTCTTCTAAAAAGAAAAAAGAATTAGAAGAAGATAAAGAACCTTCTATTTTTGATGAAATAGATTATGGATTGAATATTGACGAGTCAATTGTTTATTTACATGGTGATATTATGTTAGGTAATTTATTTGACTTTATTTCTAAAGTTAGAATTATATTAGCTAATAGACCTGAAGAAAAGAAAGAAGACCCAATCAATTTACTTTTAAATTCAAATGGAGGCGATGTTTACGAAGCGTTAGGAATTATCGATTATATCGAATCACTTTCAGTACCAGTTAATGTAATTGCAAGAGGTAGAGCAATGTCAGCAGGAGCAATGATATTATGTTGTGGAACTGGTGTGCGTGCTGCTTCTAAATCAACGACAATTATGGTGCATGAAGCTTCGGCTGAAATATTTGGTAAGTCTGCAGACATTAAAGCAAATGCAGACCATATTGATGAATTAGAAGAAGACTTTTATAAAATTATGGCTAAGCGAACTAAACAAGATGACGAGTTTTGGCGCAAGGCTTGTAGAAAAGACTTTTATATGTCAGCAGTAAAAGCAATGGAGTTGGGTCTAATTGATCAAGTTATTTAAAATAAAAAGGTTATGAATCAAAATACAGAAGCTCAATGGGAGCAATTAATGACTTACATAAATGATTATGTAAGTGGTGCTAGAAAAGAAGCATTGGTTAAGATGTATGAAAAGTTAGCAGATAGAGTTTTAACTGCTCCAGCTTCATCACATTCAACAAGACATAATTGTTGGCCAGGAGGATATATCGATCACGTTAACAGAGTTGTTAAATGTGCATTGGAATTGCATACTACATGGGACAAATTAGGATCTAATACTAAAACTTTTACTAAAGAAGAATTAGTATTTGCTGCTATTAATCACGATTTAGGAAAAGTAGGATCTTCGACAGATGATTATTATGTACCTAATGATTCTGATTGGCACGTTAAAAGAGGACAGATTTATAAAATCAATCCGAAATTGCAATTCATGAAAGTTCCAGACAGAAGTATCTTTTTATTACAAGAGCATGGAGTTGAATTTTCTGAAAATGAATATTTAGCAATTAAACTTCATGACGGTTTGTATTCAAAAGGAAATGAATCGTATTTGATGGCAGGGTTACCTGAGTTTTCACTTAAAACAGATTTGCCAATTCTTTTACATCATTCAGATCATTTAGCTACTTTAATTGAAGCTAATTTACAACATCAACCTGAAGTAGTTGAAGTGCCTAGCACACCTAATAGAATTAAATCAAAACTAACAAATGTTAATAATCCAGCTGTAGACGACAGTTTGAAGTCAGCATTTGATAAAATATTCGGAGAATGACAATTATAGTAATTACATTATTAATATGTATTATAGCAGCTTTAGCATTTGGTTGTTATAATTTAATCAAGCAAAATGAATCTTTAGAAGAAGCTACTTTATTTTATCAATCTAAATTAGAAGAGATAAGAGAAAAAGTACTTCAAACTGAAGTTGAATTGAAGGAATTAGATATTCGCGGCGCTTTCGAAGCAGACGACGAAGTAGGATTCGTATTTCAGAATATCAAAGAATTATCATCAGAACTAACTAAAACAGTACAATCAACATATGAATACAGAGATTAATATAATAGACGCTGATGTAGACGAAGTTATTGCAAGCTCTAAAGAAGTTATTACAAATGAAGAAGTTGTAACTGACGAAGTTGTAGAAGTAAAAACTCGAGGACGCAAACCTAAAAACAAACAATATTTTACTAAAGATACTGAAAATGCAATTTTACTTTATAATCAATTAGAGAATGATTATGAGCGTAATAAGATTTATGACGCTGAAATAAAATATCCATTTGATAAGTTAGTTGAAAATATAATTCATACTTTTAAATTCTATCACTTTGATGTTCCATATGAAGATGTTAAACATGAAGTGGTTGCATTTTTAAATGAGAAAATTCATAAGTATACTGATCCTAATAAAGGAAAGGCATTTTCATATTTTTCAATTATTGCAAAGAATTATTTAATTATTCATAACAATGGAAATTATAATAAATTTAAAAATACAGAACAGCCTGAAGTAATTGATGACAGAAGAAATGTTATTAATGAAGTATTGCGTGAAGAAGATGTTCAAGAAAAATCAGAATTCATGGATTTGTTTATTAAATATATGGATGACAATTTATCTTCTATGTTTAAAAAGCAAGCAGATATGTCAGTAGCTGATTCAGTATTAGAATTATTCCGTAACAGAGAAAACATTGAAAACTTCAATAAAAAGGCTCTTTATATCTTAATAAGAGATCGTACAGGAGTGAAAACTCAATACATTACCAGAGTAGTCAATACAATGAAAAATGCTTATATGGAAATGTATGGCAATTATAAAAAGACAGGATTCGCAACAATTAACCAAGCAAAATTTAAAAAGTCGGAATTCCTAGAATAAGATATTTATTTTAAAGGAATTTATGGATTTTGATATAGAAATTTTCAAAGGTAAGTCGTTCTCCGACTTAATGAAAGATATTTACTCTAACTCTTCAAAGAAAGATCGTCAGATAAATATGTTAATTGGGGAACTAAGACCCTTAATTAAGAATATTGGTGATGCTACGATAATTGTACCATTAATCAAAGAATATTTAGAAGTAGGTGTTAAGAATGATGAGCACCTTGTTAAGCTAGCCGCTGTTGTGCAGAGGCTAGTTTCTACTAGTAATAGGGTTCAAGCAGAAACAGGCAACTCATGGATGTTATCTGAAGATGAAAAGAGACAGTTAATGGGTGAGTTGGATGAAATTGTAGGAACTGAAAAAACTATTAATGAAAAAGTAGTAGAATTATCAACTCAACAAAATCAGATAGAAGCTGAAATTAACGATATTCAAGACGGATTAATATAATGGCAACACAATCATCGACAGGTGCTGGATCATATCAATTAATGCCGGCAGAAGTATTAGAAGTATTATATTCTGATGCTAATCCAAATTTAATTTATGGTATAAAAGTAAAAGCTCTAGATGATACTCCTATAACTAGCGATACTCCAGAAGCAGCTGCATCTGTAATGACTGCAAAGCCATTAAATACTAGTTTTATACGAGTACCAATTGTAGGAGAAGTAGTTTTAATTTTAAAAGCACCAAGCTCTTACGCTACGGGAATTAGAGCAACTACAGACACTTACTATTTAGATATTGTATCTTTACAATCTAGTATTCATCATAATGCTATACCAACAGTAACTGCTAAACAAGTTCAAAAAGGAGAAGCAGCAGGAGATTCAGATAAATATAAAGAGTCTGAAGCTGGAAATACTCAACAACCCAGAGAACCTAAAATTGACGAAAACTTTACAGAAAACCCAACCGTTAAACCATTACAACCTTACGTAGGTGATGTATTAATAGAAGGTAGATATGGAAACTCAATTCGCTTTTCAACTTCTCCTAAATCAGGTAAATTTACCGTAGCTCCAAGATGGTCTAAAGGACCAGAAGCGGCTCCTATTACTATATTTAGAAATACAAAGCAAGGAATAGATACTAAAAAAATCAATGATTATGTGTCTGAAGATTTTACAAATGATGATAATATCATTGTAATGGCTTCTGGACAAGAACTTCAATTTGAACAAGCATCTGGAGTAACTACTTCAATTGATAGTAAAGGAATAACTTCTTGGAAAGATGAACAATGGGGTACGACTCCACAACTATTAATTTCATCAGGTAGATTAGTATTTAATAGTAGCCAAAAAGAAATTATATTCTTTGCAAAGAATGGAATTGGATTATCTTCAGAAACTTCAATTGCAATCGATTCAAAAGAAGATGTATCTATAAATGGTAATAAAATTGAATTAGGTACCGATTCTGATGAGCCATTAATTTTAGGTAATAAATGGAAAGAATGGGCATCTGGATTAATAGATGATTTAGCAAAATTAACAGTACTTACACCGGTAGGCCCGTCATCTCCACTATCAGCTTCACCCCAATGGGCTTCTATAGCAGCCTATAAAGGAAAAATAGACTCTTTATTAAGTGAGATATCGTTCACTAAAAAATCGGCCAATATAACGACAGGAACGTCGTCGAAAGTATTAGCAGTTCCAGATTATAAAATGACTCCGGAAGAAAAAGCTGCGAAAGAAGAAGAAGTTAAACAAATAAAAGAAGAAGCAGCTACGGTTACTGAAACTCCAGAGCAAACACAAACTCGAGATGAATATATTCAATTTAAAGAAGAAGAAATTGAAGATGAAGAAAATCAAAATGCACCCGCAGATGATTATGATCTAGATGATGATAGTGTTGAAGAAACTGCAAATGATTTATTCTCTTATATAAAAGCAAAAAATGCTGATGGTAGTGGCGGTTCAAATACAGCTCCAGCAGATAATTCTGTAGATTTAGATTCTAAAGCTATTGGAAAAGGAGTTAACGCAGTTAAAGCAGCTATTAAAGATATCGGTCAATTAGAAAGTCCAGTTAAAACGAATTTTGGTGGTAGAGTAACTGAAATGTTAAAAAATACCGGAATTTCAGGTCCAGCATTTTGGTGTGCTGCAGCAGTAACTACATGGTGGAAAGCAGCAGGAATGTCAGTTCCACCCGGACCAGCTAGTTGTCAAAATTGGATGAATTGGGCTAAACAAAATAATAGATGGTCAGCAACTCCAGTTATTGGAGCCGCAGCTATTTATATTACTAAAGGAGGACGTGCACATCATATAGGACTTGTAGCTGAAGTTACTAATAACGGAAGAATAGTTACTATTGAAGGAAATACAACAGGTGGCGGATTTAATAGAGATGGTGTAGGAGTATTTAAGAAAAATCCTAAATTAACATCAATAGCAGGATTTGTACTACCAGCATAAATTTCCAGTAAATTCATAAAGTAAATAATTATAATAAAGAAGAACTATGAACTCAAAAGATTTTATACAAGCACTTCGAAAAGTAATTCGAGAAGAGGTTCAGGTTGCGGTTCGTACAGAATTAAAACAATTTGGTTCTGTTATAACGGAAACTAAGCAAAAACCAGCACCTCAAGTGCCAACATACAAAGATTCAATTAAACCAAGACCTCAAGTTAAAAAACAACTTGTTAAAGATCCTGTATTAAATGACTTATTAAATGAAACAAGAGGCTTCGCTAGCGAAGGCCCAGTAGCATATATGGAAGAAGAAACTAATTACAATGATTTTTCAGAATGGCCGACAATGAATTCTAGACCAACTTCAAAATCAGTAATGCCGGTTACCGATATTAATGGTAATCGAGTTGATGTAAATCAATTAGCACAAACTGAACAAGGAGCTGCTGTTGTAAGTGCATTGACAAAAGACTATTCTGCTTTAATGAAAGCAATCGATAAGAAAAAAGGTAACTAATGTCATACGAAAAAAGATATCATCCTATAGATTTACTTCCTGATGTAGCAGTTGGGATAAAATTGCCTATTATCGGCGTGGATGGTAGATTATTTGATTTGTCGTATTCTACGGAAGACCAAGCAATATCAAATTTAAAGAATTTAATTTTAACTAGACAAGGAGAGCGATTAATGCAACCTTTGTTTGGAACTAAATTACAAGATTCGCTATTTGAACAAAATGATGATATTTTAAAAGCTTCTATAAAAGACTCAATTGAACGAGCTGTTGAATTTTGGCTTCCGTATATTAGTATAAATTCTTTAGAAGTTAATCCAGTTATCGCAGTTGGATCGAGTAGAGAAGAACATGGAGTGCAAATATCATTACAAGTTTCGGTTAATGATCAAGAATCAAATATACCAATAACATTTTTAGCAACAGCAACTACAGTTGCAGTAATATAATATAATGGCGCAGAACAAAAAAGATATAAGATACTTAAATAAGGATTTTAGTCAGTACAGAGCTAACTTAATTGAGTTTGCAAAAAATTACTTTCCAAACACTTATAATGACTTCAATGAATCATCACCTGGTATGATGTTTATTGAAATGGCTTCTTATGTAGGAGATGTATTATCATACTATACTGATAACCAATTAAAAGAATCTTTATTAGACTACGCTTCTAATAAACCTAATGTATTAGCATTAGCTTCTAATGTAGGTTATAAAGTTAAAAATACAATTCCAGCTTCTGTTGATTTAGATGTATTTCAATTATTACCTGCTAAGTCAAGTGCAAATGGAAAAATACCAGATTGGACTTACGCTTTGACTTTGAAAGAAAATATGGTTGTTCGTTCTGAAACAACTAACACTGAATTTAGAACTTTAAATTTAATTAACTTTGCAGCTTCTAGCAGTTTTGATCCTACCGATGTTAGTGTATATCAAGTAAGTGATGTTGATAATACTCCAGAGTACTATTTACTTAAGAAAAGCGTAAAAGCTCTTTCAGGAACAATTCAAACTAAAACTTTTGAGTTTGAAAATGCAAAACGATTTGATAAAATATTAATTAGCGACACAGACATTATTGAAGTTTTATCTGTAACAGATTCAGATAATAATTTATGGACTGAAGTGCCATTTTTAGCACAAGACATGGTGTTTGAATCAATTGCAAATACAGTACAAAATGATCCTGAGTTATCAGCATATGTAGATGTACCTTATCTTTTAAAATTAAAAAAGACAGCTCGAAGATTTATTACTAAATTTAGATCTGATAAAAATTTAGAAATTCAATTTGGACCTGGTATATCAGATAATGACGATGAAGAAATTATTCCTAATCCAGACAATGTCGGTTCTAGTTTAAA